TCAGCATACACTAGTACCGCAATTGGAGAGGGTATTAAGTCTGGTTTTACGTTAAATTATGTTGATAACGCCATTATTAGTAAATCCGAAGGATTTGACACGTCAATACCTAATAGAGATTTAAGAATATTTCCTTGGACTGTGTCAGTTAATACTTTAGATGGGATATCTTCATTTATTTTTCCTTCACAAGGTTCATTAGTTAATCAAACAAATAATGAATGTTTTGATGCAAATACAGGTCAAATAAAATTTGAAGTTATGGGTAACAAAGCTATGTATGATGGTTCTGTTAGAACTTTTTGGACGGCACCTAATTACGGATATTTTGACAATAGTAAAATAGTTAAGGCAAATCCATCTCAATACATGAAAGAAATCTTCTCAGGAAAAAGCTTTCAAGAAAATTATTCATTAAATGGGGTTACTTCACAGTATTCAAATATTAGTGAAATGTTCTCTGTGTTTGAAAAAGATGTTTTAGATTTATTTGAAGTTGAATTTTTAAACTTCTCAAAATCAAAGTATGACTATACTATGAGTAGTATTAGTTCAGATAATTCAGACACCGCTAAACCGTTCTATAATTTTCAATTATTAATGATTGAATTAATGAAAGTTCCTAAAATAACAGGGTCGACAGGGGAAGATTATGTTAGAAATGCTCAATCTGCACAACTTACAAGTATAACTAATTTATTGACAAGGTTTATTAATACTGATGTTGCGTTTAAAAATGGTAATCCGTCTAACTATGATAAGAAATTATTTTATACATTCTCAAACTATGATATTACCGACCCATATACTTGGGAAAAATATTCATTAACAACCCCTAATGCCGTTCCTGTAAGTGGTGGGCCGACTACTTTATCATCATCAAAAAGTTTATACCCTAATGAGTGGAGAGCTTTAGAAACATACATTGGGTTTTCTGAAATACCACAATTGGATTATGGGGACAATGGTTCGTATATTACTGACTTTTTTGTTGACTTAAACATTTCGTTTACCGTAGATAATATAATTAATTTTTCACCGATAGTTAAAATTTATGCGACTCAAAAACTAAAAGAGTCTACTATGAATAAAACAAAATTTATTGGGTTAATGGATGAGTATCTAAAAGACTCCTTAGATTTTAAAAATAAAATATTTAACAATTTAATTATTAAATTACAACAGGCTTTACCTAATGTTAATAATACTCCACAATCAACAATCGATTCTGTTTTAGAAGGACCTCAAACAAAGGTCGAATTATGGGAATCATTCAAGGCGATTAATGATAAGTGGATTTCGGGGAATGACTTTAAGACTAAAACATTGTTTGAAGATGTTTTATTATTGGATAGAGCGAGTAGAAATATTGGTGATAAGATATTAGTTGATGTTTTTAAATTAAAAAACAGATTAATTAATATAAACCCAAAAGCAACAATGCTTAGTTTTGTACAATCAATATTGGTTGAGAATAACTTTGTTGTAATGAATTTACCGTCATATGTTAATTTCTATAATGTTCAGGATGCGGTTAAAAACCCAAAGCCAAAAGTAGAAGGTACTTTAGAGTTTGCTAATACACTATTCGGTACTTTTATGAATGTTGACTATAGAGAATCTAGTGCTAAAATGGTTTGTTTTTTTGGAGGTAAACCGAGTGAACAATTAGATTTAAAAAACAATGTTGATTTTAGATATAGAAATGATGCGTTTGATTTAAGAAGGGCTAGTGATAATCCGTTAGTTGAAGATTTAACTAACAAGAATGATTGGGACAAATCTAATAAGGTTGTAGGATTTAACGTTGATATTGGGCCTCAAAACCAATCTATGTTTTATGGGTTTACAGTTTCTCAAGATGCGGGACAAGCAACCGCAGAATCTCTTGAAGTTTTAAATCAAATGGCAAATCAAGGGGGTAATAGAGGTGGTTCCACACAAAGCAACTCGTTATATAACTTATACAAAAATAGAAGTTATTCTTGTACAGTGTCTATGATGGGCAACGCGATGATACAACCAACAATGTACTTCAATTTAAGATACGTACCTATGTTTAGTGGTCCTTATATGATTACAAGTGTTAATCATAGTATATCACCTGGTAGTTTTGAAACTATTATTGATGGTATTAGACAACCAACGGCGTCATTACCTAAAATTGATAATTACTTACAAACTTTAAAAACTAATTTATTACAATCTATTATCGAAAAGAATAAACTTGATACTCAGAAACGTGCTGAAGCCGAAAAGAGTCGAAGTACTAATGTTCTTGGTCAAACAGATAATGTTGTTACTCAATCTAGTGATAAAGATAGTACAACAATAAATAATACGATTGAAGAGACTTGTCAACCTGATTCTAAATACGCAACATGGAAACCTTTAACAGGGCCAACAAAGACTACAATAACATTTAAAACCGCAATAACGACTATTAAGGGTCTGACTAGTAATGTAAAATTACAAAAAGTAATATTCTCTACAATTTATTTGGCATCAAATGATGGTACTGGGTTAACAACTTACGAAAATAACTTTGGTGGAATTACTATAGACCAAAATTGGGGAGGGTCTGAGACATACTTTGACACTAACAAAAATTTCTATTGTTCAAGTAAGAATCACCCTAATGCGGTTTTTGATTCGTTCTCTGATGTTGTAACCATGATGGTTAATAGATGGTCACAAAGAATGAGTTCACTATCAGATGATAGCGTATCACAAATTAGTAAGTTTTGGATTTTAAATGAAAATATTGCTAATACAGAAATAAGACTTAATCCAATTAATGTCTATGATAAAATGTCTGCAACAGACAAGGCAAATATTGAATCTAAAGTTACAAAGGCCATTGATTTATTCAAAGGCTCTAATTAAGTAATTTTTTAATAATAAACGATATTTATATAGAAACACTATTATGAACACAAAATTAATATTAGACAACTATTTAGGCAAAAATACCAGAAGCACTGAGAAAGACTTGGGTGATGGTTCTAAACAAGTATGTGATTTAGACACTGGAGATTGTTACACTATCAGAATGAAAGATGGTTTAATTGAAAGAGTTGATAATACAATGACAAAAAATAAAAAGATTCAGGTTGAAACTCTAACAGGGGTGAAACAACTTTTAAACGGTTAAACAAATGAAAAGAGTAGACAATAGAATTATTGAGGAAATCTCAAGATATAAATCCATTAACAATTATATCTTCGAACAAGAGGCAACATTACCTCCACCTCCTGAAGAAGGAGCTTTACCTCCTGCCGACCCAGGAGTTTTTCCGCCAGCGGATGCAGGAGCAATGCCTCCACCACCTGTTGGAGTTGAACCACCTGCGGCACCTGCGCCAGAACCAACAACCGTTGATGTTGCAACTGACCCTGATGTTGAAAAAGTTGGGGAAGAAAAAGGTAAGACTGAGGAACTTGATATTAGTGACTTAGTTAACTCACAAAAACAAGTTGAGAAAAAACAAGAAGAATATTTTGATAACTTATTCAAACACCTTACAGACTTAGAAGGTAAATTAGGTGAAATGGATAATATCATGAATAAGTTGAATGACTTAGAAATGAAAGTTGAAAAATATAGAGAAAAGACACCTCAAGAAAAATTGGAACTTAGAAGTTTAGACTCAGGGCCATTTAACCAAAAATTAACAGATTTCTTCGAAGATAAAGAAGAAGATATGGAAAAGTCAGGAAAAAATGAGTATATTTTAACCAAAGACGATGTTGAGGATTATTCACCAATCGATATTAAAAAAACATTTAGAAACTTTGAAGGGTTAGATGACCAAATCGATTCTTTCAAACAAGTTAGGTAAAATATAAAACGGTCTTCGGACCGTTTTTAGTTTAAAATTTATTTGACAAACCCATAGTTGGTACTTATACTTATTTAAATCAATTAAATACTTTAACAAATATGGCGACAAATTCATTAGACGCGGTTTTAGCTCAATACGAGCAAGCGAAACAAGGTGGTTCTTCTTCCACCTCAAAATTCACACAAGAAGAAAGAATGAAAAAATACTTCGCAGCTATCCTTAAGGATACTGAAAAACAAGGTCAACGAAGACTACGTATTTTACCAACACCAGATGGTTCTTCACCATTTAAAGAAGTTTGGTACCACGAGATTCAGGTTGACGGGAAATTCCAAAAATTTTATGACCCAGGTAAGAATGACAATGAGCGTTCACCATTGAATGAAGTTTATGAAGAACTACGTTCAACAGGTAAAGATTCTGATAAAGAATTAGCGAAACAATACTTATCTCGTAAATTTTACATCGTTAAAGTTATCGACCGTGATAACGAGTCTGATGGAGTTAAGTTTTGGAGATTCAAACACAATTACAAAAACGAGGGTATCTTAGATAAGATTATTCCTATTTGGAGAGCTAAAGGTGATATCACGGACCCCGATAATGGTCGTGACATTATTCTTGAGTTAACCAAAGCAAAAACACCTAAAGGTGCGACGTATACGGTTATTCAAACTGTTATGTATGACGACCCAGCTCCTGTACATGAAAACAAAGAGTCTGCGGACGCATGGATTAAGGATGAGTTAACTTGGGAAGATGTTTATTCTAAAAAACCTGAAGAATACCTTGAATCTATTGCTCGTGGAGAAACTCCACGTTGGGATTCTGACAAAGGTGGTTATGTATACGGAGACTCATCTCAAGGTGAAATCTCTATGGGTGGAGAATCTAAAAAAGTAAATTCAGACCCACAAGCGAACGCAGAACCTGACGAAGATATGCCGTTCTAATATTACTAATGAGCTTGGACAATTACTAGGACACAATGTCTATGTAAGTGTCTAAGCTCTTATTTTTTAACTAAAAAAAAACAATAACATAGACATTTATGGCAATCAAGAAAAACGATTTTAAATCGATTAAAGATAAGTTCTCAACATCTGCAAAATATAAACCACAAAGATTTTTTGATTTGGGTAACGACTTTTTAGACGCCGTTGGACTACCAGGGCCTGCTATAGGACATTTAAATATGTTCTTAGGTCACTCAGATACAGGAAAGACAACTGCGTTGGTAAAAACTGCGGTTGACGCTCAGAAAAAAGGAATTCTTCCTGTTTTCATTATTACAGAACAAAAATGGTCTTTTGAACACGCAAAACTTATGGGTTTTGATTGTGAGGAAGTTGTTGATGAGGCGACAGGTGAATTAGATTGGGACGGGTTTTACATCTTCAACAATAACTTTGATTATATTGAACAAATTACTGACTATATTAATTCCTTATTAGACGCTCAAGAAAAAGGTGAGTTAGATTATAGTTTATGTTTTATGTGGGATTCAGTTGGTTCTGTTCCTTGTAAGATGACTTACGAAGGTAAAGGTGGTAAACAACATAACGCATCTACATTAGCCGATAAGATTGGTATGGGTATTAACCAACGTATTTCAGGAAGTCGTAAGGCGGATTCGAAATTTGAAAATACTTTAATCATTGTTAATCAACCTTGGGTTGAATTACCTGACAATCCATTTGGTCAACCAAAAATTAAAGCTAAAGGTGGTGAGGCGATTTGGTTAAACTCATCATTAGTTTTCTTATTTGGAAATCAAAAGGGCGCGGGGACAACTAAAATTACCGCAACTAAAGACAAAAGAACTATTAAGTTTGCGTCAAGAACTAAAGTATCTGTTATGAAAAACCACATTAATGGTTTAGGTTATGAAGACGGTAAAATCATTGTAACACCACACGGATTTATTGCAGGAAAAGAAGCATCAGAAGAAAAAGCGTCAATTGAAAAATACAAAAAAGAATACGCGGATTATTGGAAAGAAATCATCGGAACCGATGGTGACTTTGATTTGAGAGAAGAAAGAGAATCGTAACATTATAAAAAAAACTAAGTGATTAAAACGTTAATAATTGACGGAAACAATCTTTTTAAAATAGGTTTTCACGGTGTTAGAGATTTCTATCATGAAGGAAGACACGTTGGAGGAACTTGGCATTTCATAAACACAATCAGAAGATTTATCGAGGAACAAAACTTTGATAAAGTGGTTGTGTTTTGGGATGGCATTAGTAACTCATCAGCAAGAAGACTTATCTATCCACAATATAAAGAACACAGACGAAGTGATTTCAATGAGTTTAAACAAGACTCCTTTGATGAACAAAAGGAGAGGATTAAACAGTATTTGGAAGAAATGTTCGTTAGACAAATCGTCATTGATAATAATGAGGCAGATGATTTAATCGCATACTATTGTCAAATATCTGAAGACGAAATTAAAACCATTTTTTCGGGAGATAAAGACTTGACACAACTTATTTCAGATAAGGTGTCAATCTATTCCCCAAACTCAAAACAAGTTTATAAAAACGGTGATAAGATAAAGATTCAATTCCATGAATTCCCACATCAGAATATTAAAACATATAAAATATTATCGGGAGATAAGTCAGATAATATAGACGGAATTTATTATTTAGGGGAGAAAACTTTAGTTAAATTATTCCCTGAACTACTTGACCGAACGGTAACTATTACCGATATTTTAATAAAGGCTGAGACTCTTTTAAAGGAAGATAAAGATAATAAAGTATTACAAAATTTATTATCAGGTAAAACCAAAACAGGGGTATACGGTGAAGAATTTTTTATTATTAATGAAAAAATAGTAGATTTGTCAAAACCATTAATAACTGATGAGGCAAAAGAATTAGTTGAATTATATTATCGAGAAAGTTTAGACCCCGATGGACGAGGATATAAAAATCTTTTAAAGATGATGATGAAAGATGGGTTCTTTAAGTTCCTACCAAAAGGTGACGATGCTTGGGTTAACTTTGTTAGACCATTCATGAAATTAACAAGAAAAGAAAAAAGAAATTACAAACAAATAAAATAAATATGAAAGAACAAGAATCAACAAAATTAGAATTCTTAATGATGGTAAATGATAACATCATAGTACAAAGATTTTTTAATGTTAGGGAGTTTAATCCTGACGCCAAAAACTCATTAGACCTCTATGAGTTGTTATTTAATTTTAGTGATGACATTAAGCATCAACTTAAAATGAAAACAGTATCTTACATGATGGACAATCAGTATGAAATTACTAACAACCCTGCGGTTTTAGACACATCGTATATTGATGGGCCTGAGTATTTTAATGCGTATATTAAGATGGGCGATGTGACAATTTGTCATAGACAGTTCGACGCAAAAATATACCCGCCTAAGATAAGATACACCGTAGATGTACGCCCACACCTAAAAAACTTACTTATGTCCTTGACTGACATTTTTTCATCTAAAAATTTAACATTCGAGTACCTCGGACTTCCTTTAAAAGGTTAATATTTATCAAATACAACAATGAAAAAACTATGGCGTCAAACAAAAATTTCGAATATCTAGGTAGCGGATTTCAGCTACAATTATTAAACCAAATCATTATCGATAAAGACTTTGCGAGGTCTATTCTTGATGTGATTGAAACAAATTACTTTGAAAACAAATATTTTAAAATCATCATTCAGATGGTTAAAGAACATTACGCAAAGTATGAACATACACCAACATTTGACACTTTAGAACAAATCACCAAATCTGAATTACAACAGGAGTTGGCTTCAAAAATTGTTATTGATACAATTAATAAAATTAAAGACGCTCCACTTGAGGGAGGTGAATTTGTTCAGGAAAAGTCTATGAAATTCTGTAAACAACAAGAGTTACAGAAAGTAATGAATAAAGCTCAAAAAATCATCGATAGTGGTGAATTTGAGAACTACGATAAGGTAGAACAGTTAGTAAGAAACGCTTTACAAGTTGGAGAAAGAGAAGATGGTCAATCTGACGTTTTCTTTAATTTAGATGAGGTTTTAAACGAGGATTATCGACACCCTATACCAATGGGTATTCCAGGTATTGATAGACTCTTAAAAGGTGGTTTGGCTAAAGGGGAAATTGGTGTGGTACTGGCACCTACAGGTGTCGGTAAATCAACACTACTAACAAAAGTTGCAAATCACGCCTTTAATTTAGGGTATAATGTACTTCAAATATTTTTTGAGGATAACCCAAAGATTATTCAAAGAAAACACATTACTTTATGGACGAAAATTCATCCTGATGAATTGTCTTTAAGGAAAGATGAAGTTATGGTTAAAGTACAAGAAGTAAAAGATTCAATGACCAATAAATTAATCTTAAAGAAACTACCATCTGATACGATGACTATGTTACAAATCAAAAATCAAATTAGAAAAATGATTGCGGATGGGGTAAGAGTTGATATGGTATTATTAGATTACATTGACTGTGTTGTTCCTGATAGGAATTTAGGTGACGAATGGAAATCTGAAGGTTCGGTTATGAGAGCATTTGAATCAATGTGTCATGAGTTAGATTTAGTCGGATGGACTGCAACTCAGGGTAATAGAAGTTCAATCTCTTCGGATGTGGTTACTACAGACCAAATGGGTGGTTCAATCAAAAAAGCTCAGGTTGGTCACGTAATTATTACAGTTGCTAAATCTCTACAACAAAAAGAAATGAAATTAGCGACTATTGCAATTACTAAATCACGTATTGGTGATGATGGGGTTGTATTTGAGAATTGTAAATTTGACAATGGTATGTTGGAGATTGACACTGAAAGTTCGGTAACATTTTTAGGATTAGAAGAACAGACCGAAGAAAGAAATCGACAAAGAATAAAAGATTTGTTAGATAAAAGAAAAGAAAAACAACAAACACAAAACTAAGAAAAAAACATGGAAAAAATTTTAATAGAGAATCCAAATAGATTCGTTATTTTCCCAATCGAACATGACGATATTTGGGAATATTATAAACAACACCAAGCGGCGTTTTGGACCGCAGAAGAGGTTGATTTGTCAAATGATATTAGAGATTGGGAAAACCTATCAGATAATGAAAGATTTTTCGTTAAAAACGTCTTATCATTCTTTGCGGCATCCGACGGTATTGTTAATGAAAATTTGGCAGAAAACTTCTTAAAGGAAGTTCAATACCCTGAGGCAAAATTCTTTTACGGATTCCAATTAATGATGGAGAATATTCACTCATTAATGTATTCGTTACTTATCGATACCTATGTATCAAACCCACAAGAAAAAGATGAATGCTTTCATGCTATTGATAGATTACCTGCGGTACAAAAAAAGGCAAAATGGGCGTTAGATTGGATAGAGAATTCGACCTTTGAAGAACGATTAATCGCTTTTGCTGCGGTTGAAGGTATCTTCTTTTCAGGTTCGTTCTGTGCAATTTTTTGGTTAAAATCTCGAGGTATTTTACAAGGGTTATGTAATGCTAACACTTTGATTTTCAAAGATGAGAACTTACATTGTGACTTCGCAATTCATTTATTGAATAATCACATTGAAAACAAACCAAGTGAAAAAAGAATTAGAGAAATTTTATTATCTGCATTAGAGATTGAAAAGGAATTCATTCTTGAGTCATTACCAATATCTTTAATTGGGATGAATTCGAACCTAATGAAACAATATCTTGAATTTGTTACTGATGGTTTATTACTTAAACTTGGATGTAAAAAAGAATTTAACGTAGAACAACCATTTAAATTCATGGAACAAATCGCGGTAGAAACAAAAGGTAATTTCTTTGAATCAAGAACTATGGAATACCAAAAAGCTAAATTGAACGAAACATTATCATTTACGGATGATTTTTAACTAAAAAAATATGATGTCATTAAAGATTAAAAAAAGAGGGGGTGATGAGGTGTCCTTTAATCCTCAAAAAATTTATCAGAGAGTAAAAAGGGCGGCTAAAGGGTTAAATGTTAATTCTGATGAAATTTTTATTAAAGTTATTACTTCAGTACCTACTGAGGGTAGTATTACTACAAAAGAGTTAGATAAATTAGTATACGAAATTGCTGCGGCTTATACAGGTAGTCATCACGATTACTCAAGATTAGCCTCTTCAGTTGCAATATCTTCATATCATAAAGAAACTAACCCTAGTTTTACTGAAACAATGATGGAATTAAATGAAAATGGTATTATTAATGAGGTATTAATAAAGACTATTGAAAAATATGGTTCAGAAAACATTGATAATGTAATTAATCATGAGAATGATTATAATTTTGATTATTTTGCTTGGCGTTCATTACAAGAAATGTATTTGTTAAAGCTATCTAATGGTAAAGTGATTGAAAGACCACAACACATGTATATGAGAGTTGCCTTATGGGTGACTAAGACATTTGAAGAAGCGGTAGAATATTACAACTCATTATCAAATCAGTTAATTTCACCAGCAACACCAATCATGATTAATGCGGGTACAAAAACACCTCAGTTAGCGTCTTGTGTGTTACACTATAACAATTCAGATTCACGTAGTGGATTATTAGGGACTTTAAATGACATATCAACGTATTCTTCTGATGCAGCGGGTATCGGGCTTTCTATGTCAAACATTAGAAGTAAAGAAAGTAGAATTTCAAGTTCAGGCGGATTTGCAGGAGGACTTTTAAAGTACTTAAAAATTGTTAATGAGTCACTTAGATTCTTTAACCAACAAGGTCGTAGACCAGGTAGCGCGGCTATCTATATTGAACCTTGGCATAAAGATATTATCGATTTATTGGAGATTAAAAAGAATACAGGTTCAGAAGAGATGAGAGCTCGTGATTTATTTACGGCCCTTTGGATTCCAGATAATTTTATGAGAGCGGTTGAAAATAACGATAGTTGGTACTTATTCTGCCCTAACGATATTATAACTAACGGGATTAAACCATTACAAGAATGTTATGGGGATGAATACGAAGAAAATTATAAATTAGCGGTGAGTAAGGGTATTGGTAAAAAAGTTAAAGCCCAAGATATTTGGAATAAAATAATCGAATCTCAAATAGAAACAGGAGTTCCTTATTTATGCTCTAAAGACAATGCAAATAAGAAAACAAATCACCAAAATATTGGTGTAATTAAACAATCTAATTTGTGTAATGAAATTTACCAATTTACCGATGAAAACACAACGGCAATTTGTACATTATCTTCTATGGTATTGAAGAACTTCATTAATGATGGTAAGTTTGACTTTAATTTGTTATATAATGAAGTTAGAAAGGTTGTTAGAGCGTTAAATAAAGTTGTTGATATTAATAGTTACTCAACTGAACAAGGTAGAAAAGGTGGTCTTGAACAAAGAGCAATAGCTATTGGAACTCAAGGACTTGCTGACGTATTTTATTTAATGGATTATATTTTTACTTCTGATGAAGCAAAGTCATTGAATAAAGATATTTTTGAAACAATCTATTATGCTGCAATCAGTGAAAGTAATGAATTATGTAAAACTGAAGAATACCAACCATATAAATTCTTTGAAGGGTCACCAATGTCAAAAGGAGAATTCCAATTTGATATGTGGGGATTAAAAGATAACGATTTATCAGGTTTTTGGGATTGGAAACAATTAAAAGAAGATGTTAAAAAATACGGGGTATGTAACTCTTTGTTCACGGCACAAATGCCTGTGGCATCTTCGGCTAAAATTACAGGTTCTTTTGAAATGACAGAACCAGCACACTCGGCCTTATTTAATAGACGTGTTGTTGGTGGAGAGATTTTAATAGTTAACAAATACTTAATTAGTGATTTTGAAAAAATTGGTATTTGGTCTGAGGATTTAAAAAATGAAATCATTATGAATGAAGGGTCAGTTCAAGGAATTAACTTCAATCATTACTTAGACCCTGAAGACAAGAATTATAATAAGAAAGTTAAACGTATTGAACATTTAATTCCAAAATACAAAACTATTTGGGAAATCTCTCAAAGAGAATTGATTGATATGTCAGCGGATAGAGGTCCGTTTATTGACCAATCACAATCAATGAATATCTATATGTCGGCACCAACATTACCTAAAATTTCATCCGCACATTTCCACGGATGGAGACAAGGATTAAAAACACTTTGTTATTATGTTAGAACTAAAGCAATTTCTACAGGGGCAAAACACTTGGCAATGGATATTTCTAAAGTTGAAAAACCAAAAGTTGAAAAACAAACACCAAAAGTGAATGTTATACCAGTTGACCCAACAGTTAAACCAACGGATTCAGAGTTTGAATGTTTTGGGTGTGGGTCTTAATATAATATAGAAAATCACGACATTAATCACGGCAAACTGTCGTGATTTTTTATTTTACGCTATTTATAAGAAATAATCACGACACTATATTTATTGATATGGCAAATGGAACAACATATGGAATTAATTTCCCGTTCAGAGATTCTTATGATGGTAAGTATTTAGACCTTTCTGAGATAAATGATGAAGAAATAAGAACTGACTTAATTCATCTTTTATTGACTAGAAAAGGTACTAGATATTATTTACCTGATTTTGGAACAAGACTATATGAATTTATATTTGAACCTTTAGATGGTCCTACATTTTCGGAAATTGAAGCGGAAATTAGAGCGTCTGTTGAAGAGTATATCCCAGGAATAACAATCACTAAGATTGACATAAGTGCGGCGTCCGAAGGGGAAGAAGATAAGGGTACTTATATAAACGACAACGACGAAAGAGTTTATAGAGTTCCAGGTATTGGTACTTTAGAACATACTGCAAGAGTTAAAATTGATTACATCATTACTAATGACGCGTTTAACAATTCAGATTTCGTAATTATAAATATTTAATGATATATGGCTAACAAGAAAATATCATACACTACTAGAGATTTCCAATCAATTAGAACTGAGTTAATAAATTTTACAAGAACTTATTATCCTGACACTATTGATAATTTTAATGATGCCTCGGTTTTCTCGGTATTGTTAGATTTAAATGCCGCCGTAACGGATAACTTACAATTTAATATTGATAGAAGTATTCAGGAGACTGTATTACAATATGCTCAACAAAGGTCTTCAGTTTTTAATATTGCAAGAACTTACGGATTAAAAGTTCCAGGTCTTAGACCATCAGTATCATTAGTTGATTTCTCAATTACGGTGCCCGCGTTCGGTGATAAAGAAGATTTAAGATATTGTGGTATTTTAAGAAGAGGGTCTCAAGTTAATGGTGCGGGACAAGTTTTTGAAACAATTTACGATATTGACTTTGCTTCAGCGATAAATGCAGAAGGTTACCCTAATAGACTAAAAATACCTAATTTTGATTCCAACAATAAATTAATAAATTACACAATTGTTAAAAGAGAAACTGTTGTTAACGGTATTACAAAAGTCTTCAAAAGAGTTATAACATCGTCTGATGTTAGACCATTTTTAGAAATATTTTTACCTGAGAAAAATGTATTAGGTGTTACAAGTGTTTTATTAAAAGATGGCACACAATACGCCAATATTCCTACCACTCAAGAATTTTTAGGTGCTGATAATAGATGGTATGAAGTTAAAGCTTTAGTTGAAGACAGAGTCTTCATTGAAGACCCGACGAAAGTTTCAGATAAGCCAGGTATTAAGGTAGGTAAGTACGTCCAAACAAATGATAAATTTATTACTGAGTACACACCTGAAGGGTTTTTCAAAATGACCTATGGTGGAGGTAGTCAATCTGCTGACGAACAATTAAGAGAGTTTGCGAGAAATGGATATACTTTAGATTTAAATAAATACTCAAATAACTTTGCTTTAGGTAGTGTTCTTAAGGCAAATAGTACATTATTTGTACAATACCGAGTTGGGGGTGGAACAGGTACTAATTTGGGGGTTAACATTATTAATCAAATAGGAACAGTTTCATTCTTTGTTAATGGTCCATCAGAATCGGTTAACACAAGTGTTGTTAATTCATTACGTTGTACTAACGTTGTTGCGGCAATTGGTGGGGCTAATTACCCAACAACTGAAGAAGTGAGAAACTTAGTTGCGTTTAACTTTGCGGCTCAAAATAGAGCGGTGACAGTTAATGACTATGATTCTATTATTAGAACAATGCCATCACAATTTGGTGCACCCGCTAAAGTTGCAATTACTGAAGAAAATAATAAAATTAAAGTTCAGATGTTATCTTACGATGAATCTGGTAATTTAACGGAAATTGTGTCAAATACATTAAAAAATAATGTGGCTAACTACCTCTCAAATTATCGAATGATTAATGATTACATTTCTATTGAAAGTGCTAATGTTGTTGATTTAGGTGTTACTATTGATGTAGTGTTAGATAATAGTCAAAACCAAGGGGCGGTTATTTCTCAAATCATTACTATTATATCTGAGTTCTTCAGTCCTGGTAACAGACAGATGGGTGAAAATGTGTATGTGTCTGACCTTAGAAGATTAGTTCAAAGTGAAAACGGTGTTATAGCGGTTTCAGATATGTTATTCTTTAATAAGGTTGGTGGTCAATACTCTTCGTCACAAACATCACAAGCCTACATAGATGCGAATACAAAACAGATTGGGTTAGTTGATGACACCATATTTGCAGAGCCAAGTCAGACTTATCAAATTAGATATCCTAACAAAGATATCAATGTTAGGGTCAAAAATTTAAAAACGGTTAATTTTTCTTGATAATTTATTTTCAAAATAAATGAATTATCATTTGAAAATAGTATCTAAACTATTTATCAAAAAAGATTAACATGTCCAACTCGTACAGAATAAGAACCAAACCAGGCGTTGATAGTTCAATTAAGATTTTAATTGACCAAGAGTTTGAATATTTAGAGATTCTTTCTCTAAAAATATTACAAAGTCAAATTTACACAAGACAGTGCTCCGACTATGGAGTTATAGTTGGTAGAGTTAGTGTTAACAATGGTTTTGGTATTCCGAATGCAAAAGTTTCTGTTTTCGTTCCTTTGGACAGTATGGACGAAAACGACCCTGTTATTTCTGATTTATATCCTTACAAAACTTTAGCCGATTTAAATGAAGATGGTTATAGATACAATCTATTACCGTATAAAAGACAACATGGTGGTCACAATCCTACGGGAACCTTCTTTACAAGAGAAGATGTGTTAATTAACCCGAGTCTTATTGAAGTTTACGACAAATACTATAAGTATAATGCGGTAACTAATGATAGTGGTGATTATATGATATTTGGGGTACCTGTCGGGTCCCAAACTGTTGTTGTTGATATTGACCTTTCAGATATTGGTGAGTTCTCTCTATCACCACAGGATTTAATTAGAATGGGGGTTACCACCCCATCTCAAGTTGCGGGAACTTACTTTAAAGCGTCGACAAACCTAAGAGAATTGCCTCAAATCATTACCTTTAACAGAACCCTTGAAGTTGAACCATTATGGGGTCAACCTGAAATATGTAATTTAGGTATTACAAGAACCGATTTTGATTTATCGGGTGAGGCCAATATAGATATTACGCCTACCGCAATTTTTATGGGGTCTTTGGTGTCATCTAAAGAAGAGGATTATGTTAAGAAGAGTTGTAAGCCAACTTTAACTTCAGGGTCACTATGTTCCTTAGTTGCGGGCCCTGGTGAGATTTTAGCCATTAGACAAACAAGCGCTCAGGATTCTAACGGACGACCAATCTTAGAAACGGTTGATTTAGAATCGGGTGGTCAAGTTATTGATGATAACGGAACTTGGTTAGTCGATGTACCAATGAACTTAGATTATGTGGTTACAAATGAATTTGGAGAACAAGTTATCTCAGATGACCCTAAAAAAGGTATACCTACCAGAGGTAAATACCGATTCAAGGTTAAATGGAATCAATCACCATCAGTATCTGCGGACCCGATTAAAAGAGGGTATTTTTTAGTTCCAAATGTTAAAGAGTACGGATGGACTGTTAGTGGTGGGGCCCACATTGACCCAATCACTAATAATGGTGCGAGTTCTGCAAATAAAGACGCGGCTCAAAGGTCATACGCATTTAGTTTAGATTGGGCTGACTATGGTAAAACAGGAACAACATTAGGTAATCAGATGATTAATGATGCAATTAAATGTGAGGACAAATTCTACGAATTCCAATACAATAAAGTTTATACGGTTTCACAATTAATTACTCAATACAGAAATGGTTGGGGTAACTGGAGAGTTATTGCGGTCAAAGATATATTAGATACCGAATGCTCAAGTGATAATAATAAGTTCCCAACAAATGATGCGGTATATAGGTTTGACTTAATTTATTTCCTATTCAACATCATGATGTTTGTTTTTAGACCAATATTATATTCATTATTAATAACTATGCACATTATTGCATTCTTCTTATTAATATTTGGACCAGTACTTGCAATTATCGCAATTGTGGTCGGGTTTGTCGTGTTAATTGTTTGTGGAATTATTAATTTTATTATTAACATTGTTGATGCGATTCCTTTTGTTAGTGCTGGGCCTCCTATTGAATGCCCTTCAGTTGATGATATTTTGGACGCAGCTAAAAAATGTTTGAATTTGTGGAAAAGTTTCACAAAAATGAAGGTACCAAATTTATCGTATCCTGATTGTGAGTTTTGTGGGTGTGACGACGGTGAAGCATCCGTGGCAGATACCTCTGACCCTGTAATTGCGGATGTTTATGAAAATGCTAACCAAGCTGGCGTTAATGCAGTTTTAACTCCGTTTGAAATTTTTTCTAATTATGCAGCAATATCACCTTATATTACCGATAATGGGGTTTATGAAAATTTATTTGCGGGACAAGCGATGGGTAACCCTACCCAACCAAGTAATCCGTTAACCTCCAAAACTCGTATTCCTAAATTTATTAGTGTTGCTGGAGGTAGTGATAATCGGGGACAGGATTATGAATTTACAACAAGTTTAACTCAATCTGAAAGATTGAATCTTTTTAATACTAAGGCAAAATTCTTCCTACCATCGGGAAATAACCCTGGTGGTGGAGTTAATAGAATTAAAGTTTCATTTAATCCTGCGGATGGGGTTTTTCATGAAGATAATGTTGTCGTTTTAATGGTTCAACCAACAAACGCCTCTTTATTTGAGGCGGGTAGTTTAATTTCATTCCAAGCCCCTGAAATGTCAAAAGACCCAAATATTACAGGGTTTACGGCACTTAATGAATATGGTACCGCTAGTAGTACAGGTACTACGGTTAATAATAAACCAGGTAGTGCATCAAATGTGGGAAATATAGTTGTCCAATATGCGAATTATAACAATCCTAATGGACCCGCATTAAGTCAAACTTATACTAGTCAACAAGACGACGACGACGTTCAATACGCTAAATTCCCGATGGATATTGAATATTTCCAAGTTATAACCGCAAATACTTATTCTGAATTTTCTACATTGTGTGCTGCGGGGGGGAATAACCCATTAGGTCTCCAACGTAGGTTTATTAATAATGAAATGAAATTTAATAGAATTTACAGTTACGACAACCCATCTCCATTCCCACCTGATTGGATAAACTTTTTAAATGACCCCGCATATCCGTTGGCCAACCCGTTATTAAAACCTGGTGATTATTTTCCAGAATTTAACGACCAAATTGTTGTTTTCTTAGTTAGAGGGGTTGACCCGTACTCAACAAGAAGTGATTGTGAGTACGACCTTAGTATATTATATGGTGATACAGGATTTGGTAACCCCGCTTATAAAGTTACAAGTGGTGGCGCCGTACCTAAATATCATTTAAATCAACCAATCAAACCTGATTTTAAAAATGTTAGACATAATTTAACAAATAACTTTGACACTGATGCGTATAGTGGTCAGAAACTATATTTTGATTCATTCCATTATCAACCAGCTAGTACTGGTACCGCTTCATTTTCAGGGTTTCCTTCTAATCTACATACATATTATTCTTCATTAGATAATGGTAGTATGTCATTTTACCCTGAAAATGCTAAACCACTTTTAAGTGCGGGATTTGACCCTGATACATTTTACGGTGTCAATGTGAAATCGAATAACGTATTTTGCAGGGAGTTTACAACTACGATAACAAGTAATTACTATGAAAACCCTGTAAATATTACAAGTAGTCGAGGTTATTTCCTTAATGAAATTATTGAGGGTGGTTCAGGAATGTATTTACAAGCGTCGGTTCAGCAAGTTTATAGTAGTGGTCCTGGTGGATTTAATTATATTGGATATTACTATGCGCCAAAATACCCAATAACAAATATGAATTACAATTTGGGTGGAAGTAGAAAAATAGTTATGAGGTCTGATAGATTACCAACATCAACCACATTACAGGATAATTTATTCAATAGTTTTGCATTACATAGTAATCTTAATTTTTCAGTATTTCAGTTTTCGGATGACGGAACATCAATATCTGGTTCAGGTACAGGTGGAGACCAAACAGTTAATTTAACAGGTACTACTGCTGATTTATCAAGTGCTGGAGAACCTAAAATAATTAGTAATGTTATTGATTCATTTAACTGTGGTAAAATGGTTAATTTAGGTTGTTATGGTGAACAAAGTGGAGAGTTATATGTTGACTATACTGGTGATTGTCGTAAAGACCCTGTTGGTGGTGGTGATTTGGTTACAAATGGATGTTATACTTATGTAACAACCATATTTTTATCATTACCTAGAGACCTTTTACTGTTAACTGAATGGGTTTCACGTTTATTAATAACATTCGGAGCGTGTCGAAATGTGTGGGGACACATGTTTACAAACAATTGGATAAACGGAACTTTATACGCGTTTAATTTTAACAACGATGTTACATTTACATCACCATTGGCACCTAACCCAAATCAGGCTCAATATGCTTATTGTGATGATGTGGTGGTATTACATAATAGTACTAATAACTTTTATTATAGAAGTAGTCCGTGGAATGAATTGACAAACCAATTTATTGGTCAGAATAGGGCGACTTCGGGGGGGTTCTTTGGGGCGGTATTTGGTCAGTACGGGGGCAATTTTTATAATTTATTATATCCAACAACAGTTTTAGATTTAGGACCAAGAACTGATTATTTACAGGAGATTGTTATGTCAGATGAATATGATGGTTATGTTATGAATAAGTTACAATCAACAACATTCTCGGATGTTTCTGAATTATTAAATTTATTTATAATCACTAGATTATCTAATAAAAGTTTTCTCGTTGGTTTAATAAATGGGGCAAATATTTTAAGTTATTTTAGTAGAACTAAAAATATGGTTGATGGTGATTACGCTCAAGCAATTTCTGTTAATTCTGAGCTTGGAGTTGCTCCATTCCAATCGGCTAACTATCCTGATAGACCAGGACAAGATTCAATCTACATTAATACACTTACAGGGAATGGCCAAATATTTGGAGTGTTCTTCCAATCTGATACTCGATTAAGAGATTTTATTAGTCCAAAAAGAACAATAATTGACGATACGGTTGCCGCAACAAATGTATGTGCGTTTAGTAATATTGAAGTGATATCACAAGAAGTACCTTTCTATCAATGGAACGTTAACCCTGGTAGTCCTGATAATATTTTTGGAAATCAAGATAATGGATGGAAGACAGACCCTATTTCAGGTAATGAATTCTTTACTAAGAAATATCAAAGTCTTGATAGAATAGAACAATCATCAAGATATTTTAGAACAAATGCGACATCAATGACTAAATACTTCAAAGGATATATCTATAGTGTTACACCTCAAACTGTGAACGGTACTTGTAGTATTGTTGGTAATGTTTTAACCATTACTTCAGTTACACCAGCACTTTTACAAGAAGGGTTTATATTGTCAGGTCCAGGTATTACTCCAAATACAACTATTTTAAGTCAATTGACTGTGTCACCACCAGCAGCACCTACAGGGGGTAACGGTACTTATTTTGTCGATATCTCTCAAACCACACCATCAACAAGTTTCACCGCAAATGGTTTCACTTATAGTGCGGCACCAAGTACCCAAGATTTAAATAGTCCTCAACCTAGAGTGATAAACACAGGGGCTCCTTTCCACTTCTATTTTGGTTTAAAGAAAGGTAAAACGGCATTTGATAGATTTGTAGTTAAATGGGTAGATACTAATAATATAATTGCGTAACAATGGGAAATAGAATAGATACTCGAGTAGTTTTAGGGTCATTAAGGTATAAGTCAGCTCCTGACACAAACCTAATGTTTAATGTACCTTTAGTCCAAACTAATAAGGAGAATGTTGAATTTGATAGAAATATTAATATTGACTTACAACAGGTTTTTGATGATGAAAGACAAAAATCAGACACATTCAGACCTGTTTGTAAATTTTCATTACTATTCAATAACTCATATAGTGGGTCAACTAATTATCCACCTTTAGAGAATAACTTATATTATGTCAATGCTGATGCTGCGGCAAAAAAACAATGTGGTGATAATCCACAGAACGTTAGTTGGTCAGGACTCCCACAGTACAATGAGTTTGACTTTATTCGTACCGATTATAATGTACCAGGATATACTCAACCACCAAACAATCATATTACATTTGTACCTAAAAGTGCTTCAAGTTATAATTGGAATTTCTTTGTTAGTTATGCTTATGATAATGATTTTACAAAAGAATTAGAATCTATTGATAAAAAAAGTACAAATTTATTACAATGGGTTTGTGGTAATGGTATACCATTTATAATTGATAATACAACTTTTAATGGTCAAAACTTAGTATCATTTAGATGCCCCGTAAAACATGGATTAACTATTGGTGAATATGTAAAGTTTAATTTTAACTACAATGGGATTGATTCTTTTCAAGTATATTCGTTAGGTGACCAAAAAGCGGGTAGTGAGGAGTACATCTTTAATATATACAATGTTGGGTTTACAGGAGGGGCGTTTGCAAATAATTCTGAAGGGACTTTTAAACGAATCATTGATATTGAAAATCCAAACGACACCACTTCACAATATTATGTTAGAAGACATAAAATATTAACTAACTCACAAGATGCGGTGTTAGTAAATGCAGGATTTGACCAAAATATTTTTGGTAATAGAAAAAAATTTGAAAGTAGTGGGTTCACACCAAATCAAGTTGCTAGAGTTTCGATTAAAGAAGGTGCTCAATCATATACACTATCTTTTAATAAAGATATACATATTAATCCTATTAGAGACAATCAAAAACGACCTATCAGTGAATTATTTTTTACGGTAATATGGAAGGGTTATTTTGGGCTAATGTTTGGGACCAAGAAAAATCCAAATGAATATTTGGGGCTTAAACAAGGTTATGAATTTAATTTACCCTTAGACCCGTCAACCAATAAACCTAGTGGTTGGTGGAGTAATTCTAATTCATTATCAAATACTCCATTCCCTGTTGGTGTTTACAACACACCACTTGGTGCGGGATTAGGACCTAATTTAGGTTCAATACCATTTACCTATATTGAATCATTAAAAGAGGGGGATATATTAGATGGGGATTATTGTGAATGGAATGAATCAGAACAACAAGAAAGAGTAATATCTACGTTATATCACAAGTACAGGTTCAACCCATTTGCCTTTAAATTAACAACCCCACCACAGTCACCGTCTAACATGTTTGGGTATTATTACCAACCTCATTACCCGTTAAATATTAGGGATTATTCTGACTATATTGAAACAGGTAGTAAACAATTTACTGAGGGTATTCCTGACTATTCTTTTTATTCTGAAAAAACAGATTCATTTATATGGAGAGATTTATACCCATATGGGTATGTTAATAATGGTATTGGGGTTAATTACCCATTTATGAATGGTACTCATTACCCTTATAATAATAATATTTTTAGAATAATTCCAGAAGGAAGTAATTATAGAGAACAAGTATTAACAACTGACCCTATTATCGATGGATGTGAGTAACAAATATAAATTTATATTACCGACTACGGATGGATATATCAATTTACCGATAGAACTTAAATGGGATTTCTATGGTAGAGATGATAGTATTGAGATTTTCCAAGAAGAGGTTGTTAAGGACATTATTGGTCTTGCTGAAGATTTTGAGATTCTAAGATTTGCTCATGATAAGTATTCATTTTCCGAAGATACTAAAATAAATTATGAATTTAATTTCTATAATGGTAACCCAAATAATGTGGAAACCTCAACGCCCGCAAATTGGACGTGTAGTTATTTGCCTGAAGGGTTTACCGCGTCAGAAGTTTATTATTATGAAAAACCTTTCACTAAGTCATTTTTTAAGTTAGATTTTTACGATAGTAACAGTGGAACAAACCAAACGAATTATTTTACGGTTATTTTACCCGTCCAACAAGGCAGTACTGAAAGTGTTAGTATTTCACCAACAAAGCCAAATGTTAATATTAAAAAACCTTCACAATTTTTAGATTATGTCGGAGACAAAGAAGGGTTCTTTTTTTATTGGTTAAGAAAAAAAGAATTTATTGATATTAGTACGTTTTATATGACGGCTAAATTTTTTGATGCCAGATTAGGTGTATTTGTTAAGATGATGACAGTACCACAATCCACATTACCCGATGTGTTTTTATTTAATGGTGAAGATAAGTTTTATTATAAAGTTGTTTTAGATTCTGTTAATCAAACATACAAAATTTTTAATATTTCTAACGGGCTTAGAGTTGGAGAGGGAACCCCTATAAAATGGTATGAATATATAAACCCGTAATATGGATAATAGAAATTATTATATAAAAATATCTCCAGAAGTCATTCAAAATGATATCTTCAAGGTTAACATATATTCACCTTTTACAGAAGATGTTGAGATACCTTTTTGTTGTGATATATATACTCAACAAGTTACAAAATATGTAACAGGTCATACGTATGTGTATTCATCAATGACTGAAATTTTATCAGGCGGAACTAACGGTAATTCAATATTAACAGGACTTACAGTCCCAATTATGTTAACGGAGAATACTGTTGATATAGGATATTACTCTGTTTTTGATGGTATGGTTTTACAACAGGAAACCATGACAAATTTTTTATTTTCAGCAACCACAACATTCCCAAACGTATACTATTTTTATAACACTTCTGACACCGAGTTTAAAAAATACCTACAATTCTCAAATTATTATGTTGATTGGGGGGACGGTACTCCAATAGAAACCATAACAACAAACGCGCCGAATTATTACCAACACACCTACTCAACAACAGGAGAATTTACTATTAGTATGTCAGGTATGAGCCCATGGGGGTCAAATATTGTTCAAAAAACAGTTGAGGTTCCATTTACCGATGTTGTAATTACCAATCCTAAAGGTACTGCTTACTTTACACCTGCGGGTGGTAGTTGGAGTGGTACGATGTTTAATTACGATTACATTTTTAGTGGTGATGCTAGTTGTGACGCTCAAATAATGGATATAACAAATTTCACAACAGTTCCTTTTATTATTACAGGATATACTAAATCCTCTGTTAGTGATTTAGAAGTTTACGGTAGTAAAAATACTTTGTTTGGTGGTAAATATAAGATAGGGGTTCAAATAACGGGTACTTCAGGAAACATTGGAACATATTGGGGTCCTCACCCAACGGAACCATACACCGCCTATACAATTAATGGAATGAATTACTATGATTATAGTGATAACACCACAATATTTGCGGTTGAGTCTTCTGGATTAACTGAAGATATGATGATTTGCTCCGCAATTACAAAAAATGAAGTATTATTAAATGTAATTGATGAAGCAGAAGTTCAAACCAATGTATTTATAGAGAGAGGAAAACTATCTGCATTGGAAAGAATCGAAAGATTAGGTGAAATTGATAATATAGGTGACCTCGAAAAATACGGTTACGAATTTTTTAACATAATTAATATATAATATGGCAACAGGAACATACGGTACGATTAGACCAGCGGATGTCTCTCCCGAAGACGTGGAGATAATCCTAAACTATACCCCATCAAGAGATGAGACTGAAAATTTCATCTTAACTAAATTAGATGCAACATCAATCTTAAGACCGTACTTTAATAACGACGCTACAGGTGGTAATCCTAATGTTGAAATATTAGGTGGTTTATATAATCTAAGATTGCCTTCAGAACAATTTAATAAAATTGGTATATATACTTTACTGGTTAGACCTGCTCAAATAAGAACAAGAATCCTTGATTGTGGTGTTCTATCAGCGTTACCAAATGTTAAAGGATTAGTAATTGATTTAAATGATGTACCAACTCAGTTTAGGAATAAATTTGTTAATCAAGGTTTAGTTGGTTTTAGAATTGAATACCTAAATTCTGACGGAACTAAAGTACCTAATTTTTTTAGATTAATAACCTCATCATTCTTTTGTGAACCAGTTGTTCAAAACTTAACAAATACTTCTCAAAAAGCGATTAGATATCGATATACGGATAATAATACAAATTTAATTTTTTGTACTGTTTCACCATCATCATCACCGACTAATAAGCCAAACGCAACACCGTATATTGGACAACCTGACCAAGATATTATTATTACAAATACTTTCTTTAACCCAATAACTTTAGATATTGAAATTGCAGAACATGACTTCTCAACGTTAGCAATCGCATTGTTTGGTAATCAAACTAAATCTATGGAAGATGGTATCTACACATTATATGATACTCAAAATAACATATACAGACAATATAACTTATATGAAATTAGAGACCAATTTAATGAATTACTTTATGAGGTTAGACAAGATAGAGGAAATGATATTGACTTCAGTAAAAACTTTACAAATATAACACAATAATGGCCGTTACGAAATATACTTGCCCACCCCAATCCGCATCAGGTGCGGGGACTTTTTCCGATAACTTAGTTGGTTTCCAATTAGTTACTGGTGGAGGTTTAACGCAAGGAAATTTTGAGTTCGTTAGTTCTATTAATGAGAAAACGAATAGAACGTTTAATACAGGAAACTTCTCTGACCCTATTAGTTTAGATAGTATGGGGGTTAGTGGTGTGGTACAATCTAAATCTATTTTTGAAAATAACTTTAAGGTTTACCCTAATTTTGACATGAGTCAAATCACCAATTTCACATTATATGGGTCGATGGTTAAACGTATTTCAGTTTCTGTTGAAACAATTATTAGTAAGTTTCCCGCGGCTTTAGAGTCCACATTTATGGGGACTAACTATGTTACAGGGGCAACCGCAACTAATATTATTTTTGATTCGGTATACGATGAAACAAGTTTTGATTTAGATGTTGCAAAATTAAGAAATCCATTTGATATTGATTTTTCAATTAACTCAACTAGAAATTTAGAATTAAAAGAAATTAGCGTATCTCCTCTAAGAGATATGACAATCCAATACGCCAAGTATTCATTATATTTCAATGGGATTGGTTATGATGTTAAATCTTTAATACCAACAACCAATACTTCTAGTGGGACATTAAGAATACACGTTAGTGGGAATCCCTTTTCAGGACAAAGTATTGTATACGAAAGTTTTGTTATTCGACCTAATGACTATGAAGTTACTAAAGTATTTAATGAAGATTTAGATGAGGTTGAAAATTTCTTATTAAACAGAAATGTAACGCCAATTTATACCGCAACATTTCAAGTACCAAGAGAATCTGAAGATGGTACTTATTACACCGCAAATCAACCTATTACATGGCCATTATATGGTGAATGGAATATTGATATAGTAACTAAATCATTTGAAGATTATTTAATACAATTAAATGATGTTAGTGAGTATTTTGACATTTATACGACAAATTTAGTCTCAAGATTTTTAATTACAGGTTCATTTAAAGAATTTGATACTGTAACACAAAAAATGGAAAAAGTTCTACAGATTTATGGTAGAAGTTTTGATGAAACTAAAAAATTCATAGATGCTTTAGCATTTATGAACTCAGTTAATTATAATGTGGGTAATGATATACCATCACAATTGTTAAAAAATTTAGCACAAACTTTAGGTTGGGGAATTAATATTTCACCTATTACTGATGATGATTTTTTAGGGTCTGTGTTTGGTCAAAAAAATAAAGATAATTCACAATTTCTTGGAACATCACAACAACAAACACCTGACGAATTAAATTATCAGTATTATAGAAATTTAGTATTAAATTCTGCATACCTATTCAAATCTAAAGGAACTAGAAAATCAATCGAAGTTTTAATGAGATTGGTTGGTGCCCCTGAGGCCTTAGTTGAGTTTAATGAGTATGTTTATGTTGCAGACCAAAAGATTAATTTAGAACAGTTTGAAACACAGTTTTATAATATTTCAGGGGGAACGTATATTCAAGAATTGCCGACTTATGAACAAGGTAACACATTTAATATTGTTGGTGTTACCTATACAGGATTTACAACGGAAATAACTATTAAGGATGTTAATGTTAACCGAGAAGAATATCCTATGGACGTTTATGGGTACCCACAAGCGCCTATAAATTCGGAAAACTACTTTTTCCAAATTGGTAGTGGTTGGTTTGAACAAACGCCAAAACACAGAGCACCTGCTCAAGTTGATTTAAATAATAGTGTATTTACAGGTTCTAACCCTAATTATCAAACAACGTTAATCCCTTATTCATATGGACAAGAATATCTTAATAGATTCAGAGATTTCCCATTTATGACATTAGGTTATAATTTAACTGCAGTGCCTGATAATAATAAAAGTTGGACTGACAATGAAGTTGGATTAAGAAGTAATTTAGATGGCGGGATTAACGCTCGTTATTTTGTGGATGATGATAGATTAGTATTAAACGTTAAGAATATTGATTTGTTTTTAAATCCTGGACAAGGTATTTTGTATGACGTATGGTATATGTCTAGACAATACAATTACCCAATTCCTAATCAAGGTTTAAATTATGTTGCACCAACTTATTGCGACCCACACCCAAATATTGAATACCCGCAAAGAGGTGGTGTAGATTGGACAGAAATAAATCCACAACCAAAAAGAAAAACCTTCTTTGAGTTTGCTCAAACATTTTGGCATAACACAATTAATGTTAGAAACCGACAATTTGCGACTGATGGTAAAACAAGTGGATACCCAACGTTATCATCTATTT